ACACAAAGACTCCCAAACCTTTTTTAAAAAAAAAGTTTTAAGAATTAATTAAGATAACTCATTCACAATAAAGTCTTTGTGTTGTCTGCTCATAATGTAATTTCATGCTCACCTGAGGTTCCATACCCACAACATGAAATCCTGAGATTATAGCGAGAACTCAAAATATCTAAAAATAAAGTAGTGAGATAGGATTTACAAGTGGATTCTCTATAAACAGATTGTTGTGCAAAGGTTAGCTTGCCATCCTTGGTTAATTCATCTATGTGTGTGTCTAACTCAGCCTTTAATATCTGATGAAACACATGTGTACTCAGCATCCTGTAACTGCTAGGCACTAACTCCAAATTCAGTAGTCGATCTTTGACTTTATGACAAACATCCACAACGTTGTAAGTGTCCATATCACTTTCTTTTGTCTTGCTTAACTTAGATATAGTCATCGCATTTTCATACCTGTTCAGAATATTCATAAGGGTTTGTTGTAATCCAACAGGAGCTTTTCCAATTTCATCTCTCAAATAATTAATTCTTGACTCTAGATCATTTATGTCCAAACTATCTAAACCTGTTGCATCAGATGCTATTGAAGAGATTCTGGCACTATCTTGCTCTAAGTATGTGATTAATTCACTTTCAGTGTTAGGAACTGGTAAACATACCCGGCCACAATAAAATGACAATAGAAGGCCCATGAACCCTGGTGCAACTAGAGATTGGTCAGTCTTAAACTTTTTTACTGTGCTCACGAAATCAGCATCACCTAACAAAACTCTACTGAGGGTGTCAATGTTTGACAAGGCTAAGTTGGTCTTAGGCATTGAGTTCCTATCATTCAGAGTGAATTCATCCAATAAAGGATTAACTGTGAATAAAGCCAGTTGATTTTCTATTTGATCAAACAAATCAATATTGGTGTCGAATAAATCATCATCATCAATATCTGACTCTAACTCATCAAACTTGTCATCCATAGTCCAGTCAATGGCTTCATCTATATCCATATTCATCTCGTTAAGCAATGCTTCTATGTCTTCATTCATATCTTCATCCACTTCATCATCTGCAACCATCTCAAGAATGTCTTCAGTGGTTAGTAGCTGTTTTTTTATTGAATCCAGCAACTCGCCTAAGTTCCAGCCTGATTTAGTTAGTGCAGTTCGTCTGTTTCTATTTGCTTTCATGATGTCGCCTGGTAGAGGTTTGCATACTGATGATATTTCCTCGTCTAAGACTTCAATTGGTATGGGAGTGCCTGAAGACCAATGTTTCAGTAACTTATCATCATCTATTGTAAAATCAGGATCCCAGTCTTTGCAAGAAAACCCTTCACTTAATATCGTAATCTTCTGATTTTCCCCGTATTCTGCTTGGAGTCTAATTCTGTTGTTCCCCACTGACCAACTCCATGTGTAATCCGATATCTGGTCTATGATATCAATTTTAAGTATGTTGTCCACCTTGATTGGGTAATAAGTTGCTTTACCAAATCCACCTACTATTCTCCCACTGCCAGTTAACCAGTGATCATAATTATCATTATTTATGTCTGGTGACTCTAATGAAAAGCTATTCATAAGGTCAAGTAGAAGTGGCCCAAGAGTCCTTAAGTCAATGAGCTTAGATAATGTTATTTGACTACAACAGTTCCCTGACATGCTGATAATGACAGATACATCTAAACATTTCCCTCTCCACTCTCCTAGTCCTGATCTAGTTTTGCCCCAGCCCCTTTGCCTACTTGTAAAAAAACCTACTGTGCCCAGCTTTTCATCAGAAATATATTTCACAATTGAACTTTTATCTTGATTTGTGAACCACTTTCTTAGCACTCTTAGCTTCTTAATCCTTTGAGGTACTCTTATCTTCCCTAAGATAGGGCTGTCCATTATAATCTCTTGAATTCTTTTTTTCTTTATAGTGTCACTATACCAGGAGGTTAGTATAGTGAACAGCTTGGAACGTATTGAATAGGAGGTTTCTTCTTCATCAGATTTACCAGGTAATACTAATTTAATCCCTGTCCAGAAAATTCTAGAAATTGAATTAAACAAAGATGAGGACTTTGCACTAGTGTCTAAAAGAACAATGTGTCTTGGTTTCGATGTGATAGACTCCAAGAACCCTTTTAACTCAATTTCATTGTACTTTAGAATTGATTTTGTTTCCTGTCTATCATCTTTAATAAAAGGATACTTTAGCTTGACATCCTGCCAAAAGGTTTCAAATTGTCTCTTAGATAATGGTAACCTACCAATTCCGAACCATCTTTTGCGGCATAAATCTATCAGAGGGATATCATCTATTGCTCTCTCAAAAACTGAAATCTTTTGCTTATTTCTAGTCCGTAGTTTAGAAGGCACCATTGTCGATTTAGATTCTAAATCTATTATATAATCCATAACCTCTCTGTATTCTTCTGAGTGTGTGAATGTAAGAGATGGATCCAATTTCACTTTACCCTCAGTCTCTAATTTATTATATGCCAAAGCTCTAAGTAGGCTTACTTTCATGAGATCCCCTGATACATAAATTGATACACATGGTCTGGAAATCAGGTAAGCAGATGCTGACATCACTCTCGCTGTAGCTGCATGCTTGCTTATTGACTCTTTCACACCTGGTTGAAACATTTTTAAGAACACAGCAAACTTTGCTTCTGACCATGCTTTGTGCCTTGCATATATCAGGTATGGATTTTCCTCTACTTCTGAAACCAGTTGCTCTAGTTCTGGGATGCCCATCCTTCTAACCTGATCATGCCAAAGTTTCATATTGGAGAAGCTTATTTTAACTGATCTTAGAGATTTGCTAACACTCTGATCGGGAATTTCCTCTTCTTCATATTTTATATCTGGCTCATGTATATTTGCATATGTAAGACCTCTGCCATAATCTGTGGACATAAACAACCTATAAATTTGAAATTCAACACCAGTGATTCCGGCACAGAAATCTGAATCTAGAGGATAAAATCCCAAAGCAGGGTCTTGTTGGTCCAAAATGTCCGATGCAGCTTTTAAACTCAATTTAGAAGTATGCAAACCAATTAACAAGTAATGCATCCATGCTTGACAAAGCTGGATTAAAGCAACCTCTAACACTTTTCCCCCCCCTTCCAACACTTGACTACTCACATTATAGTTCATTCTGATTCTATCTATAAATCTTTCTGTAACAGAAGTTTCCAAACAGGCAGACACCCATCTGAAAGTGGGCTTAGCCACATTGCTTCTAACCATCCATTCCGAGTTATACTCTATCAGATCTAAACATCCAATTGATGACTTAGCCCTGCTAGTATAGATTGAGAAATATTTTGAAACATTTTCTTTCCAGTGTAACAAGGTTGTTGCTAACCTTATCCTGTTATGACTAGGAGTTCCCATCAAACTTAAAAGTTGGCCAGAGTCATCACTTCCTTGCACAACTGTTATATTGCATAGAATACCTCTCCGCTTTAAATAGTCTGTCTGTAGCTTTTTCATGACTTCTTGTATCATAGCGTGAGTGAACGAGCTTGTATAATGAAGTATGCCTTGCATCATTCCTGATTTAATGAACATTTTGTTACTCTGTGCTTGAGAAAAGATACCATCACCATTGAAAAATTCTTTCTTCATTCTAGTGTAGATATGATTAGATTTTGTTTTCCTATTGGCTTGGAAATTTGCGGCAAACTGTATGGGAAAGCTAATTCTCTTGCATTTCCACAGACTCATCACATGTACGAAGAAAGGCTTGAATTCATCAGGGAGGAAAGGTGAGATCACAGCGGCAAACTTGGAACTATCATTTCTCTGACACCACTTTGTTGCATCAGCTGATTTCCCCATTGTGAAAAATTGCTTGCCCAACTTTTGTGCAGATTCTTGGTAATGTTTTTTCACAAATGTTTCTTTTTCATATGGGTGGGTTAGTGTATCTGAGGGGATGAGTCTGCACAGAGTCTTACTCATTGATTCAACAAAGTACTGTAGGACCCTCATTTTGACCTCCAGCACATGAATCTCCCTATCTCCTCCATGCTGAGATTTTGGAAATATATCACTGTCCCAAAACCCTCTTTTCTCTATCTCTTTCAAGCAGTAAGGGATTAATTCCACTGGATGCTTTATCTTCCTGTTTTCAGCTTCTTCACACTCTTCCACCAACAAGCTGATTGACTCCATCACTCTTGGCCTCTTGACCTTTTCTAGCGGGTTAGATTTCTCATACAGATCCTTCATCATCTTATTCGTCATAGAGTCATCCAGATTTGGAATTATTATAGAATCATTATATGATCTGGATGAGACTTTCAAAGTTGCTAAGTCCTCAAATGAGCATTGAGCTAATGACCTTATTATCTCTTTTTTTATAATTAGCTCATAATCCTTCCCCAAAATTTCTTTCAATATTGATTTGAAGATGTTAACAAACACTTTGATCATTATTCTATTACTCACATGGATTTGAGTGTCTAAAGATTCATTAAATGTGGACAAAACTGTGTCTCTGAATCTATATTCCTCTGCTACTATTTTTTTCATGATTTTAAAGTTCCTATCACTACCTCTGCCTCTCTCTTTGCTTACCACATACCCAAAGTAAAACTCATTTATTTTCTGTTTAAGTGATGGCTCGAAATCTGAAATCATGCTCTTAAGACCTGAATAAACAATATCATACTCTAAAGTTTCTTTATTTGGTATCTTTAAAACCTTCGTCTCAGTATAATATTGCATGTGTCTGATAGTTTTTTTAAGGAAATAACATGTTAATCTGGATCTTATCACCTCTGGCAACCTCTCACAAAATCTGTATGGATTGGGATCCAATTCCTCCAATACACCCATAGTTAAATATCTCTGACTTGTTATCAGCTCTTCACAATCTGCTTTGTTGTTCAAGAATAACAAGAGAATCCCTGCAACATGCTGGTTTAGAACTACATTCATGAAGTCAATGTTAGATAGATCTAGTTCCAAGTGAGACAACATGTGTGAAGCTATAGAAATCATGTAAGGACCGCTCTTTACAAAGTGCTCAATGCTAGGTTCATTGAAAGAACACACATCAGTAAAATAAAAGTTGTTTGATTCCCAGATTCTGGGTCCTATTCTCCCCACTTCTAATGACTGGCAAGAGGATTTGGGAAATGCGAATATTGCAAATATATGATCACCTGTGCACCTAATCAGAATATGTATGCCTTTGTGGATCTTATGGTAAAAATCAGACCTTTTAGTCCAATACTTGTGAGAGTAACATATTTCTGTCATAATATTTGATATGGTTTGACCAAAGTTTGCTAACACAGTGTGCTGTAATTTATTGAAAATGTTCACAGACAAAGATTTTTTGCCGCCCCAAATCTGTTTCCCTTTACAAATCAGCTTAAAAATTTCTTTAGGAACAATTGTACTCACTTCACTCTTCAATAAAGTTTTATTGTGAAACTCAAGTATGTCACTTGTCTCCGTCAAAGTTGGATGAAAACTCTTCTTATCATCGGCTGACTTAGCCATGAGATCTGGATTTTCACTCAATGCTTTTGCCCCCAGCCCTGATTTTGCAGCCTCAATTTTATCAGCCTCAGTCAGATTTTTAACATTGAAGGCAGCACCTTTTTGTACTCTATGCCTTTCATAATACTTTAATCCCATAGCTTCTTCCAACTGTTCTTCTTTTGATAAATCTCTAGGTTTGGCTGATGAAGAGGCACCCCATATCTTTTTTAGAAACAAAAGCATGTCTCGACAGTTTTCCCCGTCAGTTTCTATATCTTCTAGTGGAATCCTATTCTGATATATCATAGGGATGTTTGTGATCCTCTTATCTGATGTCTTACTAAAACCTTCAAAACCATCTAAGTACCTTTTCAACTCTTCAGAACTGTTGCTACTCCTCATGGTTGATTCTGCTAGGGTGGCTTTTAATATCTTACCTACATGTTTTTTATCATCTATTGTCATGGGATCATTAATTGAAGATATTTTATCCAAATCAAAATCAGAACTTGACTTTGTGTTCATGGTCAATCCCCTGAATACATCTTTAACAATCGCTTCATCTGCAGTGTGATCTTCTGAAAACATGTCTTGGCCTAAATATTCACTAATAACTGATTCTAGAGCTAACCCAATTCTAGCCCTTAAGCATAAGCAATTGACTAAATCCTGTGTCATTTCAAAATTGCAATAAACCCTAGATGGAGACACAATCAGCACGAATAAATCATAATCTGTAGGCTCAATCAGATAAGAGTATTTAATGACTTTCCCAGTGTATACTTTCTTTAAAGAGAACAGTTCAGAGATTGCAGAGGTTCCAACTTCTAACACTGATTTATAGGTTGTGTTTATATAATCAGGTGTTAGATCTCCTTCTTCTCCCTTCACTCCTATTGTTTTAAGTGGCATGTCTGATTCAAACAGCATGACACTGCAGACTATTTCATGGCGAATCTTCCTGAGATTCTCAGAAGAAACATCTAGATATCTCTCTCGGCCATTAACACTTATCTTAAATATAGAGCCATTGTATGAGCAATTGTATGAAGGCTCCGGTAGTTCTCCACAGACGTACAATGTTGGCTCGATTTTGTTTAATCTGAGAGAGCCTACAGAGAAGTTGGAGTCTACTCTCAAGTTGTTAGTCATGATAGCGTTAACTAAAAATAGTTTGGGATCTGTGTGT